AACTCCTCAACCTGATATTAATAACCTTAGCATGGATAATGGAACGGGGATTGTAAGAGGTCTTATCTTTGGATTTACTAGAGATAGAAGATTTACCGAAGGGTCTGATCCTAGCAATCTTGAAGCCGCTAATCAAACTGCTGACTCAGTTTTAGTATTGGCTCCAACCCAATCATATGATTCTTCTTCTGCTGGGTTCGTAGCCAACAGAGGGACTACTTGTGATAAGGCTTCTTATCTTGGTATGACGATCCCTGTCTTTAATAATGTTGTCAACAATAAAGCATTGTCTAGTTGTGAATCCGAGTTCTGCCAGTTGTCGGTTTCCATGGACCCAGCCAATGATAAGGTTAAGGTTTATTTAGATGGGGTGAAACTTGCCACTTCCAGTTATCAAGAAGTGTTTGGAGTAGATAGACCTACTTCCACTTTTAAAGCCCCTTCGATGCATCAGGCTAACTCTTTTGAGTATTCGGCGGGACCGTCTCTGGATGGCTACTTCACTCCTTGGATTATTGGAGGGGGGTATACTGATGGTAACCCTGATGGTAACTTTATGGGGGGCGAATATGGAGGGCTTATTAGTGGGTTTAAGGGGTATATAGGTTGTACTAGATTCTACTCTAAACCCCTAGAGGATTCTGAAGTTTTAAATAACTTCAAAGCTACTCAAAACTTCTTTAAGAACGTAATCATTTCCTAAACCATGGCAATCTCAAATACTACAGTTAACTACGGTAGCAATGTCCCAGGTCCAATGCAGCGTCCTGTCACATTGCAGGACCCTAAATTAACAGGGCTTAACTACCCTATCCCCAAAAGCCCTAAGAATGGCTACTTTAGCAAGCAGTCTGGCCTTTCATTAGTGAGGTCTAACCTGTCTGCTCTTGTAAGGACTGATCGAGGGGAGAGATTCATGCGTCCTGATTACGGGTGTAATCTTAAGAAGTTTTTAATGGAGCCTTTAGATGAGGTTACATTTAGCTTGATAAAAGAGGAAATAGTAACCTGTATACGTAGATACCTTACAAAGGTTAACATAGGTAAGTTGCAGGTTTTTGAGACCCGAGATAGTAACTTAAAGATTAACCTGTATTGCAGCTTAAGGAATGCTGTTGCTACAGCTTTCAACATCGGAGTAAGAATATAATGGTAGTTTTTTCAGGAACAGTTGAATCAGACTTTTTAAAAAGGCTACCTGCCGAATTAGATAATAAGCAAAAGTTAATAGACTTTGCTGCTTCTGACTTTAACTCCTTAAGAGCAACCCTCTTAAAGTATGTTAGATCTACTTTCCCTTTAGATTACAATAACTTTGAATCTTCTGACTTTGGGGTGTTGCTCATAGAAATGATGGCTGCTTTGGGTCATATCCAATCTAACAAGTCCGATTACTTAGCTAATGAGAATTATATTGGGACGGCAAGAAGTAGAGACAGTGTAAAGAGACTACTAGAGGTTATTGGTGTTCGTATGAAAGGCCCGATCTCAGCAGCCGCAAATGCCTCTCTCGCATACACTACTGGTGTGGTTTCTGATCCGACAACGATGACTGTTAGTGGAGCTAATAGAGTAGTATCCATAACCTCCCCAGAGGATGGTGGCATTTTATCCTATACATTATATAAGGTGAATTCTGATGGAACTGTAGATTTAACAGTGCCCACCACTGATTTAGACTTTGAAGTCTCCGCAACCGGGGGTGAGGTTTTTGTTGACAATGTTGTATTGCTTGAAGGATCTCTAGTTGTTGAAACTGGTGTGTTCGCCTCTCCTGAGTCGATGAAGACAATAAACCTATCTCAAGGACCTTACGTAGAAAAGAGTGCTCAAGTATTCTTGCAAGGGGCGGCGGAGACTGAAGGGGTTTACAAGGAAGAAGATAACATTTATTTTGCATCGGGAGCTACTGATAAGGTATTCCAGGTAACAACAGATGAGACCTTTAGAGCATCCATACTATTTGGTGATGATACAACAGGTCAAAGCCCTTCGATTGGGGATGCCTATACTGTAACTTATCGAGTAGGTGGAGGGACAAGAGGTAACATTGCAGAGGGAGTTATTAATGCTCCGGTATTAGTTAATTCAACTAGTGGGGTTAATACTGACGTTGATGTTCAAGCAACCCTAGAAAATACCAGCTTGGCTACAGGAGGTCGGGACGCTGAATCTGTCGCGCAAGCGAGGAGATACGCTCCGTTAGTCTTTAAGAGCCAGGACAGACTCGTAACCCTGCCTGACTACAAGGGATTTGCAAACTCCTTTGCTTCTAACTATGGATCTACAGGTAAAGCAACAGCTACCGTCAGAAGAGCATTCTCTTCTGCCAATATCATTGATTTATTTATCCTAGAGAGAGCTTCAGATCGCCAGTTAAGGCGAGCTACAAAAGAGTATAAAAGGCAGTTGCTTTCTGCTTTAGAGGATAAAAAGATGCTAACTGATGAAGTCGTAGTTGTAGATGGACTTATAAGGACTTTAGATTTAGTTGTAACTTTAACAGTGGATTCGAAGTTTAGAAGAAACGAAGCCAACTTAATTCAAAGTGCTAGAAATTCTATTGAATCTTATATGAACATAGATAATACGGATTTTGCTGAACCTTTTATACCTCAAGATCTTATTAGAGTTTTATTGGAAGATGCTACTAACATTAGATATGCGACTGTAGATAATGTTGACTCAGCAATTAATGTAGGATTCAATGAAATCATACAATTGAATAACTTATCACTTAAGGTAGATTACATTTAATGGCATCCGGCAAGACCTATCTAAGAAATCAAAATTACTTTAAGCCTAATTATTTCGAGGCTATGAAGTATATTCTACCTTCATACTTATATGAAGATGACATTGAAAACACTCCAAAAGAAGATGACGTAGCTGACCTTGTAATAAACTCTCACCTTGATATTGCTAATAATATCTCTTCAATTTTACACGTTAGCGCAGTTGAAGACACTTTATACAGTTCCATTGATAGCCTACAAGGCATTGCTCCTTTCTTTGTAAAGCAAAATGAATTAACTAACATTACCACTCAAGAGTTTGAGGATGAAGTTTTACGTTACTTCAACAAGACATTTAAAAGCTTTGAAACTGCTGATGATTTTGAAGCCTACGTCCAAGAGACATTACTCCCTGCAATAACCCTTAATGCTCCTGATTTAACTTATCTTAGCTCAATAGGCGACTCCTCTTCTGTTCATAATTACTTAATTAATAAGTTGTCGTGGATGTATTTCCTGAATACTAATGGGGACTCCTACGACCCTTCTTCCTACGTTCAAGGGCTTCTAGTAAGTAGCTTATACGCAGGAAACCCGGTAAAAATTAACGATGGCATAAAAGGTTTAACTGAGCATGTATGGAGGAATGCTTCTGCTGATTACTACCCTTCTAATTTCGCAAGTGGCACAGAGGCTCACGTAAGCGGCACCCAGCAGCTAGATAATCTAAAGACATGGGTAGATGTAGCTTACTCTCCTTTATATGCTGACCGTGCCGACTTTACTGTTCACGATAAGTTTGAAACCTTTATTGACAGTTCTTTAAAGTTTACAGACAAAGTTGAGAGTGGTCCTTTTGCTAGGCTGATTCGAGCTTTATCTTTCCTGGCTTTTGATATAAATAATCAAACTGAGCAGATAGCATCTTTGTATGATATTGACGATTGCCCTGATGATTATCTTCCTTTAATTGCTCAACTAATTGGATGGGATTTATACGGAAATGATCCTAATAAATGGAGATTACAATTAAGGAATGCGGTAAGTATTTATAAGGCTATTGGAACTAAGAAGTCCATTCAAGCTACTATTAATACTGTATTCCCTAAGGATAAGTTTCCTGTTGAAAGTAGAATTACAGAGATGTGGGAATCATATGTTCCTTATCTAATCTACTATGCTTTAGCTACTGAGTCTCCTTACTTTAAGAGCTTCCAATCTTGGAACCCTGGGTTAGCCTCGGATCTAGGGGTTGAAGGCTATTCGACATCCAGCATGGATGATAATATCCGGTTAGCTGTTGATAAGATATTATTAGAAACCATACAGCAGTTTCCTGATAGCTTCCCTATTAATGTGTGGATTCAGGAAACCAATTCCTTATTTGAGTATAGAGGTAGAGAGTATAGAATTCCTCCTTTTGAAGAATATCCATACTATGTTAATGTTGAACTAAGCCAGCCTATGGTTGAGTTTATTTCTGATAGATTAGCTTGCTTTGGGGTTAGGCAGGAGTTTGCGTTAGACGTAAGTTCTTATATTACAGAGAACGCTCTTGCAACTGACGATGAACCCCGCTTAGGTTCTTGGCTCATTTTCACTTCTGGATACAACTCTCCTCCAAATCTTGATAACTTAATTAGAAATCTTAATGACAACAGATTTGATTACGCGAGCTTATGGTCAGGGAAGTCTTCACACTTTAAATTAGTTTTAGATGCTTCTGAGTTTGATTTCACTAAGACTGGGTTGAACGATACTGATTCGGGGGATGCTGTAGTAATGGTTTCTAAAGCTGTTATAAATAGTGCCCCTGCACATGCCATCCCTCTGATTTCGTTGGAGATTTCAGGGTTTCCTGATAACTTCAGGTTTGATGAGTCTTTGCTTCCTGTTGTTTATATGGATAGGACTGAGATTAATGTTGGAGCAGGGGGTAACACCTTAGCTTCGGGAATAAATTTCAATTCATATAAAAGAGGAATCAATCCTGGGGGCAATGAAATAGGAAGATCTGCGACCGAGACTTTAGTATCTCCTGAGTTTTTAGGAGCGACAACTCTAGCGGATGTCCCTAGGAACTCCGCACGCAGGAGATCCTTTGAAAAGGTAATGCCATTCAATGGGTATTATGATCGAACTGGGTTTAACATGCCTGTTGGACTAAGTATGGATTCTGCTTTCAGTGGAATTTCATTAGGGATGATACCTAGCTCTTGCAACTTCGTCCCAGTTAGCAGCCATATTAACCTCCCCCCAATTTGGT